ATTCTACAAAGCTGGCCGTAAGAAAACTCGTGAAAAATCAGATTTAGATTGGCACATGATTTTCGATATGTTGGCCAAGTTCAAGGTAGAACTCAAAGAAAACTTCCCATATAAAGTAATTGATGTAGAAGGTGCTGAAGCGGATGATATCATTGGTACATTAACGCCAATTTATTCGGCACACGAAAAGATTTTGATTCTTTCTAGTGATGGTGATTTTTTACAATTACAAAACTATAAAGATGTAAAACAATACAATCCTGCACAAAAGAAATATGTAATCTCCAAGAACCCAATCATGGATTTAAAAGAGAAGATTATTCGTGGTGATAAAGGTGATGGCATTCCTAATATCTTATCACCTGGAGATTGTTTTGTGCGTGACCTAAGACAGAAACCAATTACCAAAGGTACACTTGACAAACTTATGCAGGAGAGTTACCTTGAACAGGATGAAACGACCAAGGCCAATTATATGCGTAATGCTACATTAATTGACTTAACTTTTATTCCAATTGAGATTAAAGAAAAAATTATAAATACATATGAAGAAACAAAACCGGCATCTCGCCAAAAGTTACTGAACTATTTTATAGAACATAAACTGAAAAACTTAATGGATGTAATAGAGGAATTTTAATGAAAAATATTTATGAAGTATTTGATGAATTTGAAGAAGCCAATGGTAAAAAAGCCAAGATGGAAGTAATAGAGAAGAACCTATCAAAGACTTTGGTGGATGTCTTACAATTCACATTTCATCCAGATTGTAATTGGAAAATCAAGGATATGCCAGAGAACTACAAAATTCCTGATACAAAACCAGGAATCTCACCATGTCAACTTTCTACCGAAATTAGAAAGTTGTATCTATTTCAGGAAGGACATCCTGAAGCTGAAAAATTATCCCCAAGAAGGCAAAATGAACTATTGATTCTTTTATTGGAATCTTTAGAACCTCGTGAAGCTGAAGTTATTATTGGTATCTTTAGAAAAGACCAAGGCGTGAGAGGTTTAGATTATAAATTCGTAAAGGAAGCATTTCCCACTCTCATACCTTAATGCAAAAAAGAGATAGAATAATTATCGTCTGTGGTGAATTCGACCCGTTAACATCGGAAGACCTCCAATTTCTAAAAAAAAGTAAACGAAAGGGAGATTGGTTGGTTGTCGGAGTTCATTCAGATTGGTGGATGATGTATGCTCGTGGAGGGTTTGTTCACAACTACGACACTCGCCGAGATATTGTAAGTAATCTTAGATGTGTTGATGAACTGTTCACTTTCAATGATTCTGATGGCACAGTCTGTCAGCTTCTCAAAATTGTAAAAATTTGTTATCCAAATACCGATATCACTTATGTGTCGGATATGGATATGCATAATATGCCGGAAACAAAAATCAGAGGCATAACATTTGAAACCATGAAATAGGAGATAGTAGTGACCAAGTTTGTTGGTAAGTTTAGAAAAAACAAAGAGTATAATGATGATTACATTTATACTCACAGTAAACATCGTAATGAACACGCTGAGATTAAAAAATTATTAACTCAGCATGAAGAAGAATCGTTATTGGAAGATACTGAAACATCAGAATCCGACAGTCGGTGGGAAAATAGTTAATTTCACCTAATGAGAAATAATAAGAATACCACTAAATTCTGATTTTTTTATTATAAGTATTGGTGTCCGCTTTTGAAATAAGGCTTTGGTACTACTGTTGTACCAAAACAACAAAAGACTTGACATTTCACATAAACTATCGTATAATGGTTTCTCCAAGTCGGAGATTACATTATGATGATATACGGTTACATTCCAAAATCAAAAAAACGCAAAGTTCCAAAAACCGTGAAGTTACGTCACGAAGAATGGTTAAAATCAATTTCCGAAATACCACGGATTTGCAATAAATCGATTTCCAAAACGGTAATTAAAACATTACCACTTCCAAAAATTCCTGCTGGTCGGGAAACTCCCCAATGTCTTTCCATTGATACAGGTTTTATACCTTGTACCAAGAAAACCCAACATTCATATACAGGCGAAAAGATGAGAGGTGTGGCAACAATGCACAAGTCTAATGCTGTTCCTGTATTTACCGATAGTGAAGCAAAAGAAATTTCAAGTATGAGGAGATAAGATGGAAGCACCAAAAGGTTGGACAGTAGAAGATTGGCAAGATTATGAGGACTATTTCAATTCTTTGACTTGCCAAGAACAAGAAATTGAGTTAAAATCGATGAAAGCATTCGGTGAAGCAAAAGTGAGTGGTAAAAATGTAGTTGTTATAGACCAATATTATGAAATGTGAGAAATTATGTTAATGCAATGGGAAGAAACACAGATACATAGAGGTATCGATGAGATTATGTTTAATATGCGACATATTCCAGCAGATGATGTAGCGTATTTTTTAGTAAAATTCAATCCAAAGCTTGCGGAAGAATTGGTAACATCGCTGGAACAACAAATTTTCGATAAAAATGAAGGAAGTAAGCATGAATGAGCAAAATCAACCATTAATTTTTGATGCCCGAGCAGATGATGATGAAATTCCTGCTTGGAAACGCTTGGATATTGTAACCCGTAAGTGGGCAACACTAACAGGAATGGAAAAAGACCTTTCCGACTACCAAAAACGCAAGGAATTGTATCAATAATCGCTGGTGTTGCTAGGAAACAACACTTCCGAACAAATTTCTTGACGGATTCTAGGATTCCTGTATAATGGTACTATATTAATACGGAGAAGCTATGGAATTATTAGAATCTAAATCACTACTAGCCAAATTGATGGCAACCGAAAACCTTGTTGTAGAACAACGCAAAGTTCATACCGCTATGTTTGATGTCAAAAATCGTATTTTGACAATTCCCGTTTTAGATGAAAAAATCAATGGCCACACTTATGACCTTTTCGTTGGTCATGAAGTCGGTCATGCTCTCTATACTCCTATGGAAGGAATGCTCAAAGCACGAGCTGAAAAAGTAAACGCTTCCATTCTCAATGTTGTAGAAGATTCTCGCATTGAACGCAAAATCAAATCCAAATATCCTGGCCTCCGTAATTCTTTTGTCAAAGCATACAGAGAATTATCAGACAAAGATTTCTTTGGCACAAAAGGAATCGACCTCAATGAGATGAATTTTATCGACCGTGTAAACTTACATTGTAAGGGCGGTGCAATTCTTGGTATTAAATTTGATGCCGAAGAAAAGGCATTACTTAACGAAGTAGAAACTACACAGACTTATGAAGAGGTAATTGAAGTTACCAAACGTATTACTGAATTCATGAAACAAAAAGAAGAAGAACGCAAAGCAAATCAACCAGAAGAAGAATTTGATGAAGTTGATGAAGATGAAGAATTTGATGGTTTTGGTAATTCAGATGACTTTGAGGACTTTGATGAAGAAAGCGAAGAACAAGATGATAAAGATGGACAATCTAGTCAGAGTGATTCAATCGAAGGCGAAGAAAAAAATGAAGATGATGAACTAATCAATGGTGATGACCGATTCAATTATGATGAAGTCGAAGATGATAAGGTTCGTTCTTTCACGGATGATGCCTTCAAACAAAATGAGAAAAAACTCTTTGCTGAAAATGCGAAGAATTACCTCTATGCCAACATTCCAGAATTCGACACTAAAAAAGGTATTTTCACTTATAAAGCTCTGTATAAAAAATATAGAGAACATATCAATGAATGGCCTTCAGAAGTTACCCGTTCTAGTAATGAAAAATATCAAAAACTCCGTAAAGAAACAAATAAAGTGGTTTCTTACCTTGTCAAAGAATTTGAATTGCGTAAAAATGCCGACCAGTTAAAACGGGCTTCTACTGCCAAAACTGGCGACCTTGATATGAAGAAGATTTTCTCTTATCAATTTAGTGAAGATATTTTCAAAAAGATTTCGGTTGTGCCGAATGGTAAATCACATGGTCTTGTAATGTTCCTTGACTGGTCTGGTTCTATGTCTGACCATATTGAGAATACTGTAAAACAATTACTCTCATTGGTAATGTTTTGCAAGAAAGTAAATATTCCTTATGAAGTATATGCTTTTGCAACACCAGAATCTCACGCATCACACGATTATACAATTACTCCTAAACATGGTGATTTACAAGCAAGAAATTTTTATCTGATGAATCTTTTATCAAGTAAAATGACTGCTGGTGAATTTACCTTTGCGGCCATTTCATTGGTTCGTTGGTCTGGAAGTCCTCGTTATATTCCACATTGGATGGGAATGGGTGGCACACCATTAAACGAAGCTACTATTGCTGCTATGGAAATTGTTCCTGAGTTTCAAAAATATTATAAATTGCAAATTGTAAATGCTGTATTTTTGACTGATGGTGAAGGACATACAATTCGTAGTAAATATGAATTTGATCCTGTATCTGGTAGAATGGGTTCTAAAGGTCACGAATATGTTTACGGTTCTAAGGCAGAAAATGGCATGATTATTCGTGACCCTAAAACCAAACATCAAGAAATTGTGGAGAATATATATGGTTGTGCTTCACACACATCTGCTTATGTTAAACTATTAAAATCTCGAACAAATTGTAATGTGCTTGGTTTCTATGTAATTTCTGGTCGTGAATTTAATCGTAAAATGTATGAATTCTATCCACGCTCGGTTGACTTTGAGAAAATCAAAGTGACCTTTCGTAAGAACAAATTTGCGGTCATTGAAACTGCCGGTTTTGATGAGTATTATGTTCTCCGCTCTGAAGCCTTGAATACAGAAGAAGATGCTGGTTTTGAAGTGCGAGAAAATGCCACTACTCGTGGACTTGTTTCGGCTTTCAGTAAGTATACTGGTGGTCGAGTTGCTAACCGTGTTGTTCTAAACAGATTTATAGGAATGATATCATGATTCAAGAAATTGTAACTTTTATGGGTGCCCAAGGACACCGTATTGCCGAAATTGGATTCCTTGCAACTTGTGTTGTAACACCATTTTACATTGTTGATTTTATTGATACTGTAACTGGTTCAAAATTAACTAAATTTTTTAATAATGAAGAAGAAGCCGAAGAAGCAGCCAAACTGTTTGCTTTCGATGGCATTTTAGAGGAAACAAAATGAAACCTGATTTAATTGTAGAGAATGGAAATAGAGTTGCTGATATTTTTAATCGTAAATCACATTACACCATTGAACACTATGAGAATGGTGAATGGCGTATGGTGAGAACTGCGGTGACATTAGATGAAGCTAAGTTAATTGCTGAACAATATGTTGGTCCATCAACCCCTACACTATTGAACGAAAATGCGTGATATTATAGAAGCGGATGATTTCAATCCAAAGAAGATTTATGATGATATGATTAAACGAGCACAACAAGCAAAAGCTTGGTATGTGCATTGTTATATCGAAGAAGAATGGATGCCAAAAGGTGAAGCGATGCCTTTTGACCTTTCTATTAAAGATGGAGTATTTACTTGTCGTGTTGTTTGCACAACTTATACAGAAGCACAGACAATTGTGGCAAATGTTTTGCCTGTGATTAAATTTATTGAAGATCCAAATGAATGACCAAACAAGAGAAGCACTACTAATTTTACAAGAAGAATGTGCTGAAGTTACCCAAGCGATATCAAAAGTATTTCGTTTTGGATTAGATACACAATGGCCAGAAGGAGCTCCATCAAATAAATGGAAATTGGAAGAAGAAGTTGGTGACCTTTTGGCTATGGTTGATATTTTAATTGAAAACGGAACTTTATCCGATTCGTATATTAATCAGGCAAGAAAAAATAAAAGAACAAAATTAAAAACTTGGTCGAGTTTTAATTAATGGATATTAGGGATTTATTACAACAACTGCGAAGGATTAGGTGTTGGACTTTTGAAGGAACAATGGCAAGAAAATTGCTTACCGAATTAATTGACCATCTCCAAAAGCAAGTACCACAATAGTGTTGTACCAAAACAACAGCAGTATTGCCATCCTCCGTGGTTCGTGTATAATGGTACCAACAATTGAGAAGGAGTTTTATTATGGGTTTTTATAAAAGTATGGTAATTGACATTATTGATGATTATGCTCGTGGCGAGAGCGAATTTGAATTGGCAAAAAAATATGATTTGCCTGTGGAGAAAATCCAAGATGTTATTGAACAATATTACAATTTTGCAGACGAGGCTGTATAATGACTAAAACTGGTGAAAAACTTTTAAAGATTCTTCCTCATATTGAAGAATATCAAAAACATTTAGAATCAAATTATGCTAGTTTTGGCCGTAGCTGTGAATTCAAAAATGATTTAGGATTTGCCACAGGTTTTGAAGCAGGATCCAAGTATATTAAAATATTTCATTTTTATAATAACGGTACAAGCAGCCAGAGGTCTTGCCATTCATTCGTAGATTATGAAGGCAATATTTGGAAAGCGGCTAGTTGGAAAGCACCAGCAAAAAACTTTCCTCGTGGTAATGTAATCAATAAAGATTATGCCACAATCCGTTGGACTGGTTGTTAATCTTATTTGTAGATTGACTGTGCTTCTTTGATTTTACCATTTCTGGCTAAATCAGCGGCATACTTGGCTTCTGCCATGTCAAGTAAGAATGACCAAATTTGTTTGATGAGTTTCATAATGCTTCCTTATTAGTGTTAATACTATTAGTGTTTATACTAATATATATGTTGCGGTGCATTACAGTTTGATGACAATGGCATATATTTTTGAAAGTATTGACCGTGGTCAATTTTTGTAGTATAATTTGAATGTAGTATAACCTTATGGAGATTTAAAGTGAAGAAGTATCTTTTGTTATTGCCCTTGTTATTATTGCCAGCTTGTGCCTCACAACCACCCCAAGTTTCAGGATATGAAAAAGTGGAAAAGATGGAACGCCGTGATGTCATTCGTGGTGTTACTGAATGTGAAGAAGCTGATATGAAACCTTATGTCGAGTATGTTACACAAACAACTGCTCACGGCAAGGTATTAGTACCTATCAATGTGCATTGTGATCCTGTTCGTAAGAAGTAATCATGGACTATAATCAAATTCTAACCACCTTAGGAATCACTCAAGGTAGATTAGAAACCATTATCATCTTTACGGTGATTGCCATTGGTATAGGAATAATTGCCGTATTGTATTGGAAGTTTTTACTGGCTGGTTTCTTTGCCTTGATTGTGATATTCATTTTCTCCCGCCACGAACCAGATATTGCCGTGGTGGCAAAATCATCTTCAACACCTATAATCGTTGAAGAACTGAATACACCACCTCCTGTGGTAGAAGTCAAACCCAATGTTAAACCTGTGGAATCTAAACAGATAAGTAAAGCAGAACAAGAGTTTATGGAAGATTGTTTATCTCTTGCTGACAAAAAATCTATTTGTGAGGATTTATGGAAACAACGAAATCATTAGCAGAAATCTTTAGTTTGACTTTAAGTGTAATCATACTCATTGGGTATATTACATATCACTATCAACACCAGAGTAGTGTTGTGATTTATGATTGTTCGCTTGCAGAAATATCTCCCGATTATCCTGTAAGTGTGAAAGAAGAATGTAGAAAAGTGAAAAATGACAGAAGAACAAATCAAACATCTAAATGAACTGGTAGCAAAAACCACTAAACGAGCACCCTCATATGCCATGATGTTAAGTCATGTGGCAAATATTCAAAACCCACTTATTGTGGAAACTGGATGTGCCAGACAAGAGGACAACTTTGAAGGTGATGGAATGTCAACCGTCATCTTTGATACTCTGGTGGATTATCATGGTGGCGAGTTCTATTCTGTAGATATTAATCCTGATAATGTAAAGTTTGCACAGAGTAATACCAAGAAGGCCAAAGTTTTCTGTGGTGATTCTGTGGCATATCTGCATAATCAAAATAAGATGTGGGTAGAACAAGGTCGTAAGATTGACCTGCTTTACCTAGATTCTTTTGACTTTGACCTTAAAGAACCCCACCCATCCTCATTACATCATATTTTAGAAATGGTTGCAATCTCTCCAAGTTTGGGACCTGGTACTATGATTTGTGTTGATGATAATTTTGTGGTAGAACAAAGTAATACAGGTGAGAGATTTGAAATTGGTAAAGGTGGTTATGTAAAGCAATACATGGACGCTATCCATAAAGATAGAATTTTCAACGGTTATCAATGGATTTGGAAACTATGACAACATTCACCAGCGAAGATAGAGAATGGGCTTATTGGGACAATTATGTTTGTCCCAAGTATACTCGACAGACAGAGATTCAATTCTTCTTTCCGCTGACTGAACAGATACCGTTAGGACTTGATTATACTGGTTGTGCAAAACTTAACGCCACAGAGTATACTAATGGTGATACTACAGGATTTGCATTTTATCCTACTGGCACATGGGAAGGTGTCGGTACTATCACACTCAAAGCAACAGAACTAACTATTGAAACACCGAATATGCCATGGTACAGAAAACTGGCATTCAAACTACTTGGATTTAAATGGAAATAAACATGACTATATTAGGTTTTATTGGATTTATTATTACACTACTGATTATCGTGCCGGCCTCATTGGTTGCACTTATTAAGGTATTCACCCATCCCGTCAGAGAAATCACCAATCTTTGGATATCTCTGGCAGATGTCATTCTTGATACTATCGAAACTATTAAAAGAGAATTCAAAAAGTAATATTATGCGAAACACAAAAGACATGACAGCGAAACAGATGATCCTATTCCTATCTCTAACTGCTCTGATTTTGGCGGCGCTTTCCAGCGCTTCCGGCTTATTCGATTCCGAACCACCACCCACTATCTCCGTAGAGAAACTCAAAGCCATGGAATCTGGCCAAATCATCTGCCTTCCAGAATATCCTTCCTCAGAGCAACTGTGGCGTTGCGAAGATGCTTATGGTAATTCACACAATAACCTCATTATCAAAAAATCATTTATATGATTCTCCAATGATTCTCAATGGCAATCAAAAATAATAAAGAATACGATTGGGTGGAGGGAGACCGTTTAGGTAACTATCTCTATTACGAAGTTGGTACCGGTCGTATCATTGGTGAAGTATCCCGTGTTGGTATGACTGGTACTAGAAGTCAGGCATCTTGCTATATCGATGTCAATAACCACATCTATCTCGGTAACTATATCGATGCCACATGGGCTAAACTGGCCGTAGAGCGTAAACAACATTGGTTTGATAACAATATCGATAATGGTATTGAATACGACCCAATAACCTCTGTATGATACTGAATAAGAGGAACATCCAATCTGCTCGATGGGACCACAGTAATAATAAGTGGTTAGTCGGTACAGAAGAATATCAATGGGTGGACATGAAGAACAAACCTATTTCTGCTTGGATGAACTTTGATGATGCTCTGATATGGATACAAGAATATGACAATGGAAACTCCAATCAAAATACTGAAATACTACTGGAACGATAAACTGGTCTCTGAGGCGGAGTACCAGCAGTTGGATGAGGAATGGAAACAGAAGTGTATAAACGAAGAATCCACACAGGACCTTCCAGAAAAAAAATCTAGGAAATCGAAGAAGTGAAAAGACAAAAAGCACAAGGTGTAGGGTTACACCAGAATGATGTTACCAAGTCCCTTAATAGAGAGGCTTTCAAGAAAACTCTGTATACGGTTTCATTGAATGACAAGTATAGAGAATACCAAAAGAAGTTAGTGGAAGGTGAAAGAATGATGACCTTTCTGGAATTTAAAGAATCCATTAAACCGGTCCGCAGAAAAAAATTTCGAAACTCTAAATCTGGCTCCAGAAAATAAAAAATTGAAAAAAAGAGTTTGACCTGGTTTCACGTTTTTAGCTTAACACTTTACTCCACCCCCTCCCCCCTTACACCATATAGTCGTTTTCAGAGCAGCCCTCCGAGCAGTACCAGGCAAGCGTCCTAGAGCAGTCACGAAGCAGTCCCCACACGGCTCCAGAGGCATCCGCAGCCAGTATCCCACCCAATCCCCACACGGCTCCGGAGCTGGCTCCGCACCTCTCCGACCCTTGCCCCATCTCGGCGCCCATCGTGCCATTCTCTATATGCCATAATACTTGACCAAAATGCTAGAGTATTATCCTCAATATAATCAACCACTTAGAAGCGCAAAATTAACGGTTGACAATTCTACCAATTCCTGTATACTCCAAGAGTAGAGAGATTTTCGCTCGGTGCTGTTGTTTCCATACAACACTTCCAGTGAAAATTTCAGAATTTTATTATTTGAAAGTATTATAATATATGAATAACGATTTAAAAGCATTATCTAATATGAGTATCGCAGAATTAAAACAGTTATTATCATGCGTTAATCAAGATTTAAAAAGTATTAAAAAAGCAGAGAAAATCGCTGCTGAATATGTACCAAGTGAATATGATATATGCAATAGTATATCTAAAAGATTTACTAAAACAGTTATTATTGAGAATATCGAAAATAAAAAGATTAAACAAGATATTCAAATTCAAAAAGATATTCTCGATTATCTGAATAGCGGCAACCATATTATTACTGCTAAACCAAGAAAATCAAGAAAATATAGTAATAAACCATTTGTAGTAGCATTATCTAATCAAGTATCACTTTAATATAAACTAAAAAGGAAATTATATGTTATTAATCGAAACCATCCAGTCCCTCTCATTATCTGATAAACGTGCTTTAGTTAAAACAATTAAAAGCATTATCTCTGAGGAAGTAAAAGACAAAAAGATAATGGCAGTATTTACTAAACAACAAAAAGAAAATGCTAAAAAGGCAAAAATACAAGCGCAGATTAATGCTGCCGCTGAAAAACTTGCTAAATTACAAGCAAAACTAGCATAATAGTGCTTATAATAACCTTTGATATTACAGAGGTTATTAGTAAGTATTATTACCACTTATTATGAAAGAGAAAATATGATTATAGAAAAAACCCGTTATTATACCATTACACAATCATTTGCGTCCCGTACCGAAAATGAATATGAAGTATATGATATTAACCAAAATCGTGCTGGTTATATTGTAGAGAATGCTGTAGATAATACATTTGAAGTATATCATAATGCTACTAGTGATTTTGAAGATTATACCAGTATTGACTATGCAGATAATTATAGTGATGCATTACAGATTATATTAAGAGAGTTAGAATATGATATGAATTAATACCATTATCCCGATGATTTATAATAATGATTGTGCTCTGAGGTGCATAGTGATTATTAGTAAGTTATTGATTATATTAGATATTATTATTGTGGCATATTGAGATACTGCTCGGAATTTCTCTCAGGATTAACTAGGACGCTCTAGGATAATCAGAAACAGAAACTAAGACTCGAATGGTATACTATATTTGCGACATAATCAACGACATTATTACTAATTATTATAAAGGAGTATTATATGAGTAAAAAGCACTATATTATCGTAGCAAAGTCACTAAATGACAATAAAGCATCATTTCAATTATGTTCCGATTTAGCAGTCCAGTTTAAAAATGATAATCGGTTATTTGATATTAACCGTTTTCTAACAGCGTGTGGTCATTAATATGAATATTGTGGAAGATAATGATTTAGATAATGCGGTATTATGCGATGAGGTATTATCTATCGCCAAATCGGTATTATCTGAAAAAGAATTTGATATTCTATTAGATTATACATTAACCAGTATAACCTTTAAAGCACTAGGTGGTGATTATGGAGTATCTGGTGAGCGTATTAAGCAGATTTATGATAAATCTATTCGGAAATTAAAGGGGTCATTATCTTATACTAAAATGGTATATAATAGGCACACTGGTCGTTATAATGAAGTGAATAAAAATATATTATTTGATAGGGAGTTTATATGAGTTTATCTAATGCAGATATGGTAGCATTATTAGAAAAAGCACAGGAATTAATCGATACTGTTATTGGTGATTATACAGATGATAATGATATTGATGATATGGATTCACCATTATCTTATCTTACTAATGCTTCTGGTGATATTCAGGACGCTATTAATCTGATAGAATAGTGATATTATAGTAACCATTATTATAGTGGTTATTAGTAATATTATTAGGAGTTATTATGAAGTATATTGTATTATGTTTGGTTGTATCATTATCATATCATTTTAGTGATATTGATACGGAGTTTATGGTTATGAGTGGTAATTTAAATATTGAGAGGTCATTATGAAGTATAGTTATTTTGTTTGGATTGGTGATACATTCAGGTCGGTATTATATGATAATTATACTGAAGCGTATAATCGTTATATTTCACTGGTTAATGATGGTTTTAGTAATGCTCGTATTGAAAGGATATAATATGAAGTTTATTGCAGATAATACACGGGTGATTGGTTTATTTAAAAATGAAGCGATTATCGGTACAGTAGAATCCAGTAGAATATATGGTAAGCGTATTGTATATACGGTTAATCTGGATACTCCAATATCATTAAGGTGGCGCTCCGATCCAGTATATACCATATTAATGGGACATAATGAGATTAAAGCGGCGCCGTTGTAAGGATACAACAGAAAAGTAGTGGTTAGTGATTATTCGCCAAGAATAGTCATTAGAATATGCCATATTGCTTGTGGTCTATTCTAATGCCTGTATAATGGTTTTTTAAATACGGCATTACTCGATTGTAAATTTTGAGAATAGGAAATATATGAAATTATTATCGGTCGGCAATCCCAAGACCTTAAAGGGAATGAAGCAAGGTTATAATACCTATATTCTTCATTTAGCACCATATACATTATCTGGTCATAATACCTGCCCTAAAGCAACCATTGGTTGTATTGATTCCTGCCTTAATACGGCAGGTCGTGGTGGTATGTTTAAAAAAGGCGAGAATACTAATACTATTCAAAAGGCGAGAATTCGTAAAACTCAATTATTCTATGATAATCGGGAAGAGTTTATGTCTTTATTAGTAAAAGATATTCTACTTGCCATTAAGCAATCTGAGAAAAAAGGTCTTATTCCTGTATTCAGATTAAATGGCACCTCTGATTTATCATGGGAAAAGTATTCAGCAAAATTAGGTAATGTAGTATATACTAACATATTCGAGGCATTCCCTAATATTCAGTTTTATGATTATACCAAGGTGCTCGGTCGTAAAGTAAAAGGCATTACTAATTATCACCTTACATTCTCTATGGCAGATGGTAATTACTTGGATTGTAAACAGGCGGTTATTGAAGGTCTTAATATTGCGGTTGTATTTGGTATTAAGAAAGGCACCAAAATGCCTGAGAAATTCTTTAATTCTAATATGACCGTATTTAATGGTGATGAGTCTGATTTACGCTTTCTTGATCCAAAGAATAGTGTTATCGGTCTATATGCCAAAGGTAAGGCAAAGAAGGATATTAGCGGTTTCGTAAAATATCCAGTAGGTAATGATTATCAGTATACGATTAAGATTGCCGCTTAATAGTTTTATAGTAACCACTAACAATATAGTGGTTATTAGTAAGATTATTATAAGGAGGTAGTATGAAAACTGTATATTGCTGTGGTGGTGAAGAATGGGAGAGTTTAGAATTGGCAATTCAATACGCCAACCATGTTTATATGACCCAAGGCATTATCCTTGGTATTGAAAAGGTAGAATAATATGGACTTATTTGAATTAATTGATGAGGTGACAGAAATCACCGATAATTATGTTGCTCAAATGTGGCAAGTGCCGGCAAAACAATTAGGTCTTGACCATCGGTGCGGTAAACTGTTTGCAAATGCAGATTGTATTGCTGTATATAAAGCAAATGACCGTGCCTTACAGTATTATGGTGGTTTTGAATATGTTGATTCTGAATATCGGCATGAAATGGGTGAATTTGTATTCTATTCGGCTGAAGATGATAGAGTCCAAGGTCATTTGCAAGATTATTTAAATAAAGTAGAGGCAGAATAAAATGAATACATGGCAATTTGTGGTAAGTGAATTAAAATCACTCCAACAAGGTTTTAATGATGACCAAGCGATTGCGGAATTGTTTGTGGAACAGAAGCTGTTGCGTGGATACAACATAACCAAAAGTAAAGACCAAGTATACCATGCCTAACATGACAAAACGCTTGTGGTATTCATTGGTACCTGTATAATGGTTTTATTAATTGATTAGGAGATTATATGTTGAAATTTGAAGGTATTGCAAAAGTTGGTGATATTATTCGTGCATACGATTTTAAACCAATGGCAGGTCGTGATGATGCTTTTATTGAAGGTGTTGTAATTGATGCTAATAGTAATGAATCGGGTTTTAGTTCTTATAAGATAAAAGTTACGGTCGATAAGTTTAAAAAATACGAAACCAAAGTTTCTGCTAGAAACCGTGTTGAGCAGATTGCTTTTGTACCACACCAAACCAGTTTTATGGAATTTGATTTTCGTGTAATCAATTTAAGTGAGTGAGAGGTTACTAATGAGTAGAAAAATCAATCATTTTATTACTGAATTGGTTGCTGAAGATGTCAAAGATATTAAAAAGCTGAAAAAGGCGGAGTTGTTTACTTTGACGGTTCAGTTATTAGAGAATAATTATCGTGAATTGCATAATGATACTATTGTAGAATTGTATGAAAATGTTTTTCACACTTATGTAAGGAATGCAGGATGAATACAATGAATTTTCGTTTAAAAGAAATAGCGATGTGCCAAGCATTAGAGAGTTATCAGGCACCAGCCAATTTTCGTTCCACTTATAAGGCAGTACCAATTGCTTTATATGAAGAAGTGAAACGGTTTATTGATTTTACCAAGTATTATGTTTGTTTTCGTGGTCCCCGCTTTAATGGTAGTTATTCTACCCGTAAGCGTGATGCTTATGCTTTTGATGTATACCAGCGTAGCGACCGTGATACCAGAGAAATTCGTATTGAGCGTGATGCCTTTAATCGTGGTGTCCGTTGGGCAAATAATAGGAGTCATTAATTATGACACAAAGCGAATTGATTAAAAAGTTAGAACAGGCACAAAGCCTGCTTTCGGATGTTTATCATTGGGCAGATACCAAAGGTGCTGGTGAATTGAAGGTAAGTGCTCATGTTGCATCTTTGATGAGTTGTGCTGATGACTGTATTATTGAAACGATTGACTATTTAACAGGTGAAAATGATGAATAATGTATATATTGTAAAATCTGGTCAATTGGTAGATTTTAGTGGATGGGAATGGTTGAATCTCCGAGCTTTTACTGATTATGATAAGGCAGAAGAATTTATGTGGTCAGTTGAAAAACAGATTAAACCAGAAGATTTAGGTGAAAAAGAAGATGTGCATATTGAAACATTAACATTAGAGGTGTAATATGAGTGGTAATCATTTTGATGGTATGAGTGTGGACGAATTACAATCGTATTTCTCCGATTTCTATAAAGATTATTATGGTTTTCGTCCTCGTTTTGCAACACCAGAACAATGGATTAATCGTGAGTGGTTGATACAAAGCATTAATGGCATCCATGATGCTTTTGATGCTATGAAGAAAACGGCAAGTGGTCGTGAACAGTTGCGTGCTGAAGGTTGGCAAATTGATGAAAGTGAGTTTGTATGAGTTATGATTCAGATTTCGAAAGAGTTTACATGGTTGAATTTCAATCGGGTAGGGTTATTCATATTGGCCAATATACGGTTCAAGATGTATTGGAATATTGTGCTGATGAGCATGAAGGTGAAGTTATTAAATCAATCTATGAAGAAGTTTATAGTAAGTGGGAAGAATAATGGCAATTAGATATTCTACCAATTGGATGGGACCAATCAGTAAACAATGGTACAATGATAGAGACCTTGAATTGTGGACTTATTCCGCAGGTCGTATTGATTGTCGTGGTGAAGGATTGGGACCATACGGTGAAGAATTATATTTGGCACCAATGCTTACCGAAGATTGGGTCAGATTTACTAAATGGTTGAATACATTTGAAACTGATGCAATGTGGAATTTAAAAGATTTGGTTGAATTGTATGAAAGAGTAAATCCAAAAATTACTTGGGCTGAAGGATATGAATAATGGGTATTAGTGCATATAAAGAAGTTACAGAATGGGATAATTCGGAGTTTGTGGTGCCGAACCATACTTATTTGTTTGATGGCAAATCCAATATTCTGGCATATGCCAAGGCGAGCAATGATGAGTTGGTGATAATGAATAAACCAATGAAGATTGATACCCGTAGGCGTAAGTTTGAGAAGGTCAGACACCGTGCCTTGGAAGCGTTTGGTAAAACATTGGAGAGCGTGCAGGAGGCGCCCGAAGGCATTGCTGTGAAGTCCGATAGTGGTAAGACTTACTATATTACGGAAAGTAATGGAAACTATCGGTGTAATTGCGTGGGGTTTGGTTATCGTGGAAAGTGTAAGCATATAGATGTTGCTAGGAAACAACAGTCTGGTAAATAATGCTTGTGGTATTCTGTGGTTCGTGTATAATGGTTGTTTTAGTGAGTGAGGAATAATATGTCAGAAATTAAATATGTTAATGGAAAATACACCGCCACAATTAATGGCAAAACCGTGAAGCGTAGCAATTTGAAGCATTTAGAATATGTCCTCAAAAAAGCAGGCAAACAATCTGTATCAGAACCAACACAATCAAAATTTACAATCAACCAACGATTTGGTTTTTTATCTGATATGATTGTAATGCTTGCCAAAGGTGACCAACCCTCCGTTGTAGTAACGGGACCTGGTGGTTTGGGCAAATCTCATACAGTTACCACTACATTGAGAAAAGCTGGACTCAAAGATATGTCCATTCTTGATGACTATGAGATTGGCGCCCAAGTACCAAAAAATGCGTTTGTTGTAATTAAAGGTTATTCTACACCTAAAGGTTTGTATCGTACCTTGTATGAAAATCGTAATTCAATTATTGTATTCGATGATTGTGATTCAGTATTAAAAGATCCTGTATCATTGAACATATTGAAAGGTGCTTTAGATTCTTACTCAAAGCGTATCATTTCATGGCGTGCAGATATTAAAGATGAAGATTTACCGACCTCATTTGAATTTAAAGGTCGTGTGGTGTTTATCTCTAATATGTCCTCATCACAATTAGACCAAGCAATCATTTCACGGTCTATGTCAGTTGATGTGACAATGACAGCAACACAAAAAGTAGAGCGTATGCGTTTCTTGGTGAAAGAAAAAGATTTCATGCCTGATTTTGATTTGGTTGCAAAGAATGATGCTTTGAATTTGATTGCCAAGTTGGTTGACAATGTAAAAGAATTATCTTTGCGGACTTTGATTCAAGTAACCAAGATTCGTAAATCTAATCCTAATAATAATTGGAAAGAATTGGCAGAATATGCCATTTGTGGATAATATGAAAACTAGAAAATACTCAAAGACTGTAAAAGATTGGTTTAATAATTTCAAATCTTGTTATGGCAATCCGTCTATTAAAGATGAAGCAGAAAGTTTTTATAATGCTGGGTTCGATGATGGTGCAGGTTGTATGTGTAGTGCCATGAGAGAAGCAGGAGTACCATTAGATAAAATCATTGAGGTGTATTCAAAGTTTGATCCTAAAGGTGAATCGATTAGTTATGGTATGATTATGGAAGATTGGGCAGATGAGGAATGTGTTGCTTGAAAACAACGGACTGAAAATATTTCTTGACTTATGGTGCGGTACCTGTATAATGGTACATTAAATATGATTATTGTGAAAGGCGTATATGGCAGATTTAAATAAAAACGGCATTGCTTTTGTGCAGGCTGCTGAAAAGATTTTTGGTGTTGGTGCAGTATTGACCAGAGATGGTATCGCTCACGTGGTGAGTGAAACTGGCGTACCATATCCATATTGGTTTGTTACCAAAACAGAATATCGTAATGGTCCCCGTGGTGAGTATTTGTTGCCTAATATTGGCACCAAGAAAACAGCCAAAGCATCGGCACCTGTAGTAGAAGAAGAATTAGAAGTTGCGCTTCAGGCTCAAGTGTTAGAATTCCGTCAACCAAAAATGATTGATGAATCTGATTCTGCCGTGCCTGCTAAATGGCCTGATTATGTGCCATTTGGTTTCTATAAAGATATGAAGAATATCATTAATAGCAAGGCATTCTATCCTGTATTCGTTACTGGTTTATCAGGCAACGGCAAGACCTTGATGGTTGAGCAAGTGTGTGCTGAATTGAATCGTGAGTGTATTCGTGTGAATATCTCCATTGAAACAGATGAAACCGACCTACTTGGTGGTCCTACTCTTATCAATGGTAATGTGGTCAATCGTGATGGTCCGGTTCTTCAGGCGATGAAGAAAGGTGCCGTATTGTTGATTGACGAAGTAGACCGTGGTTCTAATAAGTTGATGTGTTTGCAAGGCATTCTTGAAGGCAAACCATACTACAATAAGAAAACTGGTGAAGTGGTAACACCTGCCAATGGTTTCACAGTAGTAGCAACGGCAAATACCAAAGGTCGTGGTAGTGAAGAAGGTCGTTATCTATCGCAAGTGCTTGACGATGCTTTCTTAGAAAGATTCCCAATCACCGTAGAACAGGAATATCCTGATGCCAAAACTGAGAAGAAAATTCTTACACCGTTAATTGACGATAAAGAATTTGTTGAGAACCTTTGCCAATGGGCAGATGTGGTTCGCCAGACTTTTGACCAAGGTGCTACTGACGAGATTATCTCTACTCGCCGATTGGTACATATTGCCAAAGCGTATGGAATTTTCAAAGACCGCATGAAAGCAATTACATTGTGCGTGAATCGTTTTGATGCCGAAACAAAAATGGCATTTTTAGATTTGTATTCAAAAGTGGATGCTACTGTCGAATCACCAGCGAATACAAGTACCACAGTTGCAAGTGCCGAAACACCGGTACAACAATAGTGGTAAACAACCAAGGACTGGTTGCCAACCAACCGTCCTTGTGTTACAATGGCAGTTCAAGTAGTATTTTATATTATGTTTAATTTGATTAGGAGTATTATACAATGGCATTAACAGTTCGCAAAGGCAAAATCAACCGTCATGAAAAAATTACCCAAGTATTATTGAGTGGTAAGCCTGTTTCACCAGACGAAATCATGGCTGTGTTTAAAGGCACAGACCAAGAGAGCGTGCTGTACCGCCTCTCGACCAACATCTATAACATTCGTAAAGATGGTGGTATTGTGAAAGTTATTAAATCTGGCCGTAAGGTGACAGGTTATCAGTTGGTTAACTTCACAGAGTTCGACAAGAACGGCCGTTACCAAGGCAAAACAGTTGCTAAGGCATCACCTGCACCTGTTGCTTCAGTAAAACCCGCAACAGTCCAACCTGTTACAGCGTAAGAAGTAAAATATGGCCCCTCGGGAGAGGCCGCCATATTGAAGCATTTACCCGAACCGATTATTCTGGTAGCAAGGCGAAACGCCGGTAAGTGCTTCAATATGGTGTGTACCATAGTGTGAGTATTATATTTTATATTATGAGGATGTTATGAAGAAATCTCAAGTCAAACGTATTACAGGTTTTTCTGATTATGGTGTTACTAAAGATGGTCAAGTTATTTCTTATCGTAGAAATTCTGAAGGTGTTGCTCTAACACCATCCACAAGCAATGGTTACGAAAAGGTATCTTTGCAAGGCAAGAAAGGCAAAGGAAACTTTCAGGTGCACCGATTGGTTGCTATGATGTTCTTGCGTAAGAAAAAGAATTGCAATATTGTCAATCACATTGATGGTGATAAGTTAAACAATAAATTCAGCAATTTGGAATGGACTACTCGTAGTGGTAACGCACAACATTATGAAAAGACTATTGCACCAAAATACAAAGCAGACCGAAAGCAGAAAAAACATGATGACTTGACAACAAGATTATCTATCATTTCTTATGCTCAAAGTGCTTGCACATCCAATCCTGAATTGTTCCAATCTATCGTTGCAACAGCTTTACATGGCGTAAAGTTTTAATCATGGACTGGATTCTAGTTTTTTACCTCAATACTCCATTGAATTATCAAGTCCATTCGGACTATAAATTGAGAGAAGATTGCCTTTCTAAGGCAATTTACTACAATGGAGTTTTCAATACAGTTGATACAAAATTGGTTGCAGTTTGTAAACCAAAAGAGTTCAAACAGTATGCAAAGAATCAAAACAAATTAATATATAAAACATATACGGTGAGATAATGAAAACTTTTATTGTTGGTATTATTATAATTGCCATTATTGCTTTTTTAGCATGGACTTCAATGAAGCTCAATCAATCAGGAAAATAGTAGTGTCCATTATTCTTTTAATATTCTGTATTGCTTGTGCCTTTGGAGCTGGTCGTGAGTATGAGTCCAAAGGCACCTTAGAACACTCACCAGGAGCGCTTGGATTGCTTCTGGTTTGTTCTTTGGTACTAGGTCTCATCGTCATTGGTATACTCTCTCCTACAACGATTTGGTTAGACTAAACCTGTTGTATCCATGCAACAAACATCAAATAACGCTTGCAATCCACCGTGGTACCTGTATAATGGTATTTTAAAGGTTGTAATAGGGACGGGCGTTCCTTCTGGCACCATGAGACCAGTAAAACCTGCATGAGTTTTTGCTAGTGATACTCTTGAAACAAAACTAGCATTTTTTTATTATGGAGAATATTATGGGAACTAGGTCACTTACATTTGTTTATGAAAAATACGGCGAAGTGCAAAAACCTGTGTGTAATATGTATCGTCAATTCGATGGCTATCCTACGGGACATGGTGCCGAGTTAGTTGAGTTTTTAAATGGTGGTCGTTTGGTGAATGGATTGATTTACACCGAAACAGTTGAAGAAATAGTTTTCAACGGCATGGGTTGTTTGGCAGCAAGCATGGTTGCTCACTTTAAAGAATCGCCTGGCGGATTCTATATTCATCCAACCGATGTAACCGATTGTGGTCAAGATTATGAATATCACATCTACAATAAAGATGGACTGTATATTGAAGTATATAATTGTGGTTGTAATTTCTTTGGTATGAGTGGTGATAAAAAAGAATTGGAATTTGGTGGTTATTTAAAAGATTTTGCTAAATTTTGTTCTGATAAAGATGAATCAATAACCACTACACAAAAGAATGTGTTTGATGGAAGTAAGATTGGTAAAGATTGGTTAAAATCTGTATTGCGTGATGGTGTAGCAGTCGTAAAGTTTGAAAAGAATGATGGCACAGAGCGTGTAATGAAATGCACACTAAAGCGAGATTTGGTGCCACAAGAACCTATTGTTGAGGGTGCAATAAAGAAAACGAAAACACATTCACCTGATGTATTGCCTGTTTATGATGTTGAAGTAAATGGTTGGCGGTCATTCCGCTGGGATTCAATTAAAAGTGTGGAGATTTCATGAGTGATAGATTTGATTTCGAACAGCAAATAGTTAAATGTTGGAGTGTAGTGGACGATTTAAAAGACCTCGATGAAGGTATTTTTGAGGAGTGGTTAAGTTTTAATAAAGATGAGATATCAACCCAAATTCTTGGTATTGCCAATTCGTATGATGTAAGATTCCATAAACTATGGTATTTGTTTGAAGAAGTGCATATGAATTTGGTTCGTGATAACAAATTCTTGAATGAAGAATGTACCGCATTGCGTGAACAACTGGCAGAAAAAGAAAAAGGTAAAAAGAAATGAATCATTCACCAAGACAAATGTTATATGCCATAAATGTTCGGAATTTAAAAGATATTATGATTACCTTACATTTAAACCATTTACACCAAACTCAGCTTGACATGATTGATGAAGCTGTGTTAAAGTCGGATATGGCTGAATCAAAAACTGTTCTTAAACATATTATGGAGAAATAAAATGCCTAATTGGTGTCAAAATGTGGCTTACATTAACCACGAAGATAATGATAAGATTGATTACATTGTAGAAGAATTGGGTAAGAAAGAACCTCAATTATTCAATTCGCTTTGCCCACGACCAGCCGAACACGAAGAAGATTGGTATGGTTGGAACACTTCTAATTGGGGAACTAAATGGGATGCATCCGTATATGACCACCACATGGAAGAAGATGGTAGATTGTATATCTCATTCGATACGGCATGGGGACCTCCAATTGGTTTCTATGAGTTTCTATATCAAAATGGTTACGATGTAGAAGCTTTCTACAATGAAGAAGGTATGGCATTCGCTGGTTGGTTTATCGATGGTGAAGATAACAACTACAATTACGCTGATATGTCTGCTGATGAAATTGAAGATGAATTGCCATCTCGATTGGATGAAATGTTTAATATTGCTCAATACAAGCGTGATTGGGAAGATGAGAACGAAGAAGATTCTGATGATGAAGAAGATGAAGAACCAGAATATGAAATGACAGAATGGTTTGATGTTAAAACTAAACCTGTTCATACTGGTTTGTATGATATTCAATATGATAAACCAAATGCGTGGCCTTTCCCATCAAGACTTACATGGACCGGTGAGAAATGGTTAAATGACCAAGGCGAAGAACGCAAAGATGTTGGTAAGTGGCGTGGTATTACTCAGGCTGAACATGAGTCATTTTTGAAATTGGAAGAATTGAAAAAAGAATTAGATGCTTTGATTGTAGAGGAGAATTAAAATGGCCTCATCACAAGAAGATTCTATGTTAGCTGAACTATCAGAAGAAATTGATACAGCATTAATAAAATGGATAAGTGAATATAAAGTTCCACCATTAAATATTACTGCCGTCATCTTAGCAAGATTAACATGGTTAGCAAAACAAACGGACTGTAAAGAAGATTTTATTTCATTGCTTCAAGCACCAAGAGAAATTTTGGAATCAGAAGAAGAACATAAACAGGTACATTAATGAAAATTGTAATTAATTCTTGCCATGGTGGTTTTGGCCTAAGTGTAGAAGCGGAAGAAGTCTATCGGACTAAAAAAGGAATTACCAGTGATGATTCTTGGTGGAGTAGAATGATTCCCCGTGATGACCCTATTTTGGTAGATATTGTGGAAACAATGGGTGAAAAGTCTTTTGGTAGTTTTGCTGAATTGAAAGTAGTTGAAATTCCAAATGATGTAGAATGGCAGATTGATGAATATGATGGTGCTGAATGGGTAGCAGAAAAACATAGAACTTGGACATAAAATGAAAATTGCTTTAGCATCAGACATCCACTTGGAGTTTGGTGACTTGATATTGAAGAATGAAAAAAATGCCGAAGTATTAATACTGAGCGGCGATATCTGCACAGCTAAAGTTTTTAAACACAAACCAAAAGAAAGAGCAATGGTTAAGGATTTCTTTCGCCGTTGTTCATTTCAATTTCCTCATGTTGTATATGTAATGGGTAACCATGAGCATTATGATTTTGATATTGCTAAGACATATGACAGACTAAAAGCAGAGTTGGCCGATTTGCCAAACATTCATTTTCTTGAAAAAGAAACATGGGAACATGATGACATTACCTTTGTTGGTGGTACATTGTGGACTAATATGAACAAAGGTGATTCTTTGACTTTATGGCATACTGGTCAAAGAATGAATGACTTTCAGTTAATCAAGAATGGCAATCGTGGCATTTCGGGTGGCGGTTATGCTTCTCGTTGGTCGCCAGAAGATTCTGTGGAAGACCATAATAAGATGTTGGACTACATAAAGATTGCTACTGCTGATTATGGTGGTACACCCAAGAAGTTTGTGGTCGTAACTCATCATGCACCAACAACATTAAGTATTGCGGAATGGTTCAAACATGATAATTTAATGAATGGTGCCTTTGCATCCGATTTAACTGATTTCATTTTAGATAGACCACAGATTAAATTGTGGACTCATGGTCATATGCACAATGTATCAGATTACATGATTGGTGAAACTAGAGTTGTTTGTAATCCAAGAGGTTATATTGGCCATGAACAACAAGCACTTAGCTTTGAATTAAAGTATATGGAGATTTAAATGGGAATGTTTGATTATATACATTATGAAGGAAGGGAGTATCAGACAAAAGATACTCCTGCTCAATCATTGGATGATTATAAGATTGAACACGACCAAGATTCTGGTCACCAATACTTATGGCATTCAGAATATGATTCTGAGTGGGTTGATGATGAAGGCCTTTTTGGTGGTAGTGTAAAACAATACAATCAACGCTGGGTGTGTTGTCATGAGTTTGATGGTAACATTCGATTCTATCGGCCTGCATTGGAAGATAAACATGAATCATGGAAACAGGACGCATGGATAGAATATTCTGCCTTGTTTATGGATGGTAAATTATTAAGAATCAAAGAAATTAAAAAATGAAAAAAGTATTGGTGACAGGAAGTTCCGGTTATATCGGCCAACACCTTGTAAAACTCCTTAGAAAGGAAAGATACG